CCAGCAATACTAATTGGTCTTGCAGTCGCAGCTCTCATCTTTGGTGTAATGTATCTTGCTAAGAAGTTCGAAGAAAACAAAGAAATGATAATGTTCAAGTGGGGTCTTATTCAAGAAGCATTCTCCATTGCAATCGCTGGGTTAGTGCTTTGGAAAGACAAAGCAGTAAACTTTATCGGTAACGTATTCGAAGACATATGGATGAGTATAAAGTCACTCTTCTCTTCAATAATGACTGGTATTGAAAATGGAATTAACTTTGCAATTCAAGGTATCAATTCATTCTTACCTAAAAGATTCCAAATCGATGAAGTTGATATCGGTGCAAAAGGAATGGCTGCTGGATTAGACGAAGAGAAAGCTGCCATTGCAGTAGAACGAGATGCAGAAGCAGTGGAGTTTGCTGAAAGAAAACAGGCATTAGAAACAAGAACAGATGTTATGCAACAGGCGTTCATCGATGGCCCACCACCTAAATCGGGTGAAGAATTGGGTGTTGCTACAACAGAAGTTAAACAAGCAGAGGAAAACCGTAATAAGGCATCTAACTTAGTTGCAAATTCAGTATCAGATAACTCATCTAATTCAGTTACAACGAACATAATGGGTTCACCACAAACTACTATTAACCCTGACAGAACTGCAGGTCTAGTAGCAAATAATGTTGGGTAACTAGTCCTCTATAGAGAACTTCTTTCTATCGTATTTTGTTTTGTCTTTCTGCACTTGAGTAAGTGCGTGAGATGGTGTAGTTTTTCTAACCTTAGATTCGATAATCTTTTTCTTTTCGCCAAAGATTTTCTCCCAGTTAGAGGCATAAGATTCTTCGTTAGAGTTTCTCCTCAGAGAACCCTTTCCACCATGCCATTGTTTCATAATTAATACCAACCATTCTTGGAACGTCCCATTCCACTTTTTTCTCGTTTAATCGCATCTAGTTTGTTTCTACGAGTTTGTGTTTGATTCTTTTTGTGTTTTACTGCGTTAGGTTTTTCGTAATGTTGTCTATCACGAACCTCTTGGACTATACCTGCATTATCACACGCCTTTTTGAAACGCCTTAACAACTGGTCAAAACCTTCTGTCTGTCTTGACTTCGCATTGTATTTCGGTGTTACATTTGGCATCTAAAGTCCTATTCTATCTATATTAAAAAAGTGTGAAGTCACCCCACGCCTTACAGCATCCCGTTCTTCACCAATGAACCCGCTTTTTATGCTGTTCATTTTACCCTTACTGAGTACCCCCATTATTGTTTTCACAATCCACGGTCTCAGTGAATGCATAGACTCTTTCAAATTATTCATAATATAAAACCTATGCACCCCAGTCGAAGTTAGTCTTGAGCTAACTTCTTAAAGTAATCCATTGCATCATCTTCATCGGCACTTGTACCTGCTGAGACTTCTGCACTTTCAATTACTGGTTCACTTGCTGTTGAAGCAGTGTTTACATTAGACCATGGAACTTCGTCCAAGTCTTCTGCAACCGATTCAGCAGTAGAGGTTGACCCAACAGTACCGAGAACTCTTTCAAGTTTCTCTTTGAGTTCTTCATAAGTCTTGAACTCATCGGGTGCGATAACGGTACTTAAAGAATGCACTTGACTGAACACTGAGTTAATCATTGCTTCATCACCTAATGGTGTAGTTGCATCGAACTCAGATTTGTCATAATTCCAGTAACCATCAACCTTACGGATTTTGATTTTGAAATTAGCACCTTCATCTCTTAAGTCAAAAGGATTGATTGCCTTCTCATCTTCAAATGCAGGTGAGATTGCCTCCTTAAGAGCTTCAAAGATTTTTTTACCGTATCTATATTTAAATACTTTGCCTTCGTTATCAGGATTTTTAGGGTCTGAAATAACATAGACATTAGAAACATAATGCAGTCTGCGTTTTTGTTTCCTAGCAATCTCTTTGTTTGCTTCAATTCCTGTATTCCATAACGTAGAGTTGTACTCACTTACAGGGTCTTTCTTATTGAGGGTCGTTAAAGACTTCTCAATATACCATCCACCTGGCCCTTGAAAACCGTGGTCGAAGTAAGATACCCATGGCATCTCTTCACCTTCGGGGGTAGGTAAAAAACGAATCACTGCATAACCATTACCAGTTTTATCTAGTTCGGGTTTCCACATTGTGTCGTCATTAAAGGATTTTTGTTTTCCACCATCAGATGGCGAAGCAGTTTCCATTGCTGCTCTTAGTTTATCTAAACTACTTGACATTGTATTCTCCTATTGTATTACAATTTTATTAACAATTTTATCATATTAAAGATTTCAGACCTTGACCTAAAATCCATTCTTCACTTATTTCATAATAAGATAGTTCATTATACTTGATTTCATCCTCTTTGTCTAGAGGGTTTTTCCAGTATACTGAACCTTTTCCATAGAACCATTCTAATAGTGCTATGAACTGAGAACGCTGAACTTGTAGAACTGCATCCTCGGTTGTATATTTAGTCGGATAGTTGACACTACCTTCATAAATATTTGAAGGTTCCCCTTCAAATTCTAATCCATCGAATCCTATTAAGTTAATAGTTTCAATACCTAGATGCATTGCATATCCTAATGCAGACATTCCAGTCATTAAATTTCTTAAGTTAGGTTCGTTGTATGTTGTTATCAAATGGGCATTCTTTAATCCCAAAAAATCTGTTGTACTATCATTTCCTTGAATGATGAAATGTGAGTCGTCTTCCTGCACACTTATAATCGGGTTCTTGAAGTCGGGTGTAAACATATCTAATAGTTCAATTGGTAATGGGTCGATGTCAGCAAATGCAACCATGTTCCCACGATAATATCCTGACTCCTTCTGTACAGGCATATCACAAGCAAAAACTATATCACAATCATTGGTGTCTCGATAGATTGCATTGCAACCCCAAACTTCGTGAGTAATAGAAGCAAGGTCTTCTCCCAATCTACTTGGGCCGTTTCCTACGATTGTTACTTCTGACATAAATCTATTAAAGTTGTTCTGTATGATTGGTAATCATATGTTAAGAAAGTTTTGTATTTGTATATTAATCTTTTGATATTTGGGTAAACAATGTTTTCTTGTATCGCATCCCACTCTAAATTTGTAAATCCTATGATGTCGTCCATGATGCATAATGTCTCTAATGACAACTTTTTTGCAAGGTAAGATTTAAGAAGGATAGGGTGTTGTCCACCCCTTACCTCTAGCACCTTCTTAATTGTCCTTTTACGCACTAGGTCTGAAACCTCGGTTTTGAACATATATGTCAACTTCTGATTTCGGTTTTTCCACTCTTTATATCGTTTTTCACATTCATCATCTAACAAATCGCCTGCCCAAAAATCTTTGTAGGACAAATTTGCAATATAGAAATCTTGTAAATCTTGTTTGTAAGTTTTGAATAACTTCCCGAAATGATATTTGTCCTTTCGTTTAAGAAATGAGTTTATATCTGATTTGACTTTTCCGTTATACTTAACGAAGTCATAACTATCGGAATGAAAATGAAGTTTTATACCAAGGTATAAAGTGTAAGCATCATAACCATCACGACTCGTCATTTATTTCGCCAATACCAATCCACTAGTTGCAGTTAGATGTGCTTCGGCAACTTTACTGTTGGTCGGCACTACCATTACTACTTGTTGAAATGTTGCACTAGTAGGATTTTCAATTCCTGTAGCGGCTATTCCTTTTGCAAATCCCATAGACCCATCTGCAGGATTTGATAAAATCATCCTTGGGTCTTTAAGTTCTACATATCCATCATCCATAGAGACTAGTTTACCAACATACTCTCCACTAATTGTAACTACTGTTACTACGTCACCTTTTTCCATAATATACTCCTATTCGAAAAATCCAGTTATACTTCCTCTTCCCACTTTACCACGATTAACCATGTTGAGACCTTGTGCCTCAGCTTCTAGTTTTTCTCGTAGAGGGATTGAGATAAATCTTTTTGCAGATTCAGGTTCTAATTTATTACGTTCACAAACTGTAATAATTGCATCCATGACATCCGACTTTGTTTTAAGTAGAATTTGTT